TCCCCGAGGCGCTGGTCGAGCCGTGCATTTTGGCAGGAAGTAAGGAAGGCGACACCATTCTCGACCCATTCTGTGGATCGGGCACAACCGGAGCCGTGGCTTTGCGCTATCACCGGGACTTTGTGGGGATCGAGTTGAATCCTGCGTATGCCGAACTTGCCCGGAAACGAATCGGCAAGGAAGCCCCGATGTTTAACGAGGTCGAGGTCAACTTCCCGGTTGTGCCGGCGGACCCTGACCAGCCCCGTTCTTCTCTCCCGCCTGTGCCTGAGCCTGCATCGTAAGAGCTGCTGCGGCCTGCTGCTGCTTCGCCAACTGTGCGCTCACGGTCAGATATGCCAGCACGTTCCCGTATCCTTTGGGATTCGTCTCAGCCTGCTCAAAGTTAGCCAAGAGCCACTGTTTTGCCTCGCTCTGGCACACGGCAGGATCGTCCACGTTGGGCTCTGGGGTGATCGACGGGACCACAATGGGCGGGAGATTCGGGCCACCGGGGTTCGGTTGCGTGACAGGACCGTTCGGGTCCTGCGACAGCCGGTGAAGTGTCTTCTCGATTTTTGCGAGTTGGGCATCGAGCGGCAGTTTGATCTGTGGCGGCAACAGATACTCCGCCAGGACCCGCTGAATCTTGGGGTCCTGCAGCATCTGGGCCACGATGGGCATTTTCTGGTTTTCGGCCAGCAACTGCATCAGCCGGGCTTGAATCTCGGAGTAGGTGGCCGGGAAGCCCTCATCGGATTCGGGGTAGGTAAAGAAGTCGCCTGAGAGTTCCGCCTTGAGCATGCGGACGGTCGTCCACGAACCCGGTGTGTCGCCCTCTTCGACGATCTTGATTTCCTCGTCCATGTTGTCGACCGAGCACTGGACGGAAAGCTGCGCTGCATCGGCATCCTCACCGCGCATCTGGTCGATGTACTGCTTCAGTCGGCCAAGGGCCGTGTTTAGCGCCTGCTCCTGCCCCTCCGCCGTCTGCACGTTTTTGTCCGACCCTCCGAATACCTGGGGCATCACGCCGCACAGGAACTGAGCGCGCGTGGTGAGGGTGTCGGGATATTTGTAGATTTCAGGATCAGCCTGAAAAGCTGCGTGGTAGAACAGGTCCTGCAACGGGACGTGCTGCCCGGTTTCTTCGTCGGTCCTGCTGACCCCCGTCAGGTTGCCTGGAGTCGCAATCTTGTTCTGCAGCGCGTTGCCGTCGATGTAGTCCGCATCGAAGATGCCCATGCCGAAGGCGATGCGGTCCATGTAGGCTTCAATCTTGTTGACGGCCTTGGTGACGCGCTCCTGAACGTCCATGACGACTTTGCCCGCGGCGAATGGATAAGCACCCAACCCCTTGATCGTGCCGCACCACGTCCAATGATCCTCTTTCGCCTCGGGAACGCAGTCGAGGAAGGTTTCTTCGCCGCACAGGACCAGCTTGCAGCCCACCGGATAGCGCCTCTGCAACTCTTTGGCGAGTTCCTGATCGTCCACTTCGTTGAACGCCTGCACGTCAATCCAGCACCGCGAATAGGGAATAACTCCCTCGGTCCTGATGGCGCGGACATTCGAGCCCGGCGTGGTCTGCTGCGCGCGGCCGACTTGCGCCATGTCGCCGTCGGTCGAGGAATCGACGCCGGACGTGGGACCGATCTGTGCGTACATCGCCGGGTAAGCGGCGCGGACCTTTGCAGGAGACAACTCAACCGTGTAATCCAGAATCTCTGTGTCGGCGATGGGATCATCGAGGGCGTCGGGGTTGACGTCAACCATCAAGCCGTTGCAGATCGTGAATCCTGTTCCACCGTTGGCTGTCTCGATCTCGCCCACTTTGACAGGAAGATCGAGAGTGTCGCCTTCGTACCAGTCCTTTTGGGTGAGTCCTGCGCCGCACTGCGGGCAGGCTGGCGAAGACGAGAACGGCTTGAGCCCAGAGTCCTGCGTGAACTTCCCGCAGTTCGAGCAAACGTAGCCATCGGGTGTCACCTTGACCGGCTTCGTCTCGTACTGCGGCGTCATCGACGTTTTCCACTTCTTCTTATCGATGGTGTAGCGCGTGTACCGGAAGAACGAGCCGCACGTCCACAGGTAAAGCAGCTTCAACTGGTGGAGCGATGCGATCTTGTTTTTGCGCTCGTTGAACGCCTGAATCGTCGAGGCTTTGTCGGCAATCTCCAGATCCTGCTCATCCTGCGCGTCCGCCGGCTGATAGCGGACTTTCCCGAGATCGACCATCAATGCCGCAATAAAGATCATCAGGAATGTCTGGTAGATGTTGTCGTTGTGCTGGTAGAGGTCGGGGTCCTCGCCCTGCCCCAAGAATCCAGCCATGAGCTGATTGATCGTGTCGAGCGCCGCCGATTGGTCGTTCAACAGGGCGAAGGTGCTGCCCCGGATGGCCTCAAAAGCTCGAGTCGCCTCTGAGACGAACTTCATGCGCTTTGGCTGGTAGCGCTTTTTGAAGGTCCTGCGGATTTCGAGCAGCGCAGCCTGGCACTTCGCATCGAGCTGTGTCTTGGCCGCTATTTGCTCGCCGGTCAGCTCTTGGGGAGCGTCGGCGGTAGGGTCCTGGCTCTTCGCAGGACTCGCGCCCGAGCCGTTGGCGGCCAGTTGCTCCATCGCGCTTTGTGGGGCTGCGGACGTTGCCATTACACTGCCTCGGCTCTCTCAACCATTTCCCTGATGTGGGGCGGGACTGCCTGGCCGCCGGTGTTTATGCGGGTTTCAAGCGTTCCCACGCTCGGGATTTCTGGAGTCCTGATGCCTTGCTCTTTCGCCGCTTTGATCTGATGCCGCACCCGGCGCGTCCAGTCCGCCAGCTCAACAGGACTCAGAAGCCGCCCGAATTCTCGCGATGCTAATTCGGCCATGACGAAAGGGTTGTTTGCGTCGACGTTCGCCCAATCGACTTCGGGAAGCTCTTTACGCGGTTCGGGTCCTGTTGCGGCCTCTTTTTTGCGTCTCACGATGGCTGGCTGGAGGAGGGCGAAATTGTCAGGCATTTGGACGGAGACGGCTACTGGTTCGCACAGCCGCTCGGCTAAGACGGCGTTCTGGGCCTCGAGTGAGGTAATCAGCGCGTCCTTGGCCGCCACGACTTCCCTGTGATGCTCGCGGCTGATCCACGGCCATGCCATTCTACGGCCACTCCGAGACTCTGACTTCGGTGTTAGCGCCTAGCGATTCAACTTGGCAGTAGAGCGTGCCGGCTTGATTGGCGCCGTTGTAGTTGGCCGGCGCGCCGACCAGCGGGCCACGCCCAATATGCTCTTTGCTGCCAATGGTGATGGGCTGCTGAGAGGGGCTGTACTCCGAGACGTTCCCGTTCGGCCAAGTCACCTTGAGTCCTGCCGCAGAGCCAGAAGCGTCCTCGGCAATCTCGACGTAGCTCGCGAATATCTTGGCCACGAGATTGACCTGGGCTGAACTCGTGACGGCCTGAACGGCTTGGACAACAGGACCGTATGCCATGGCCTTACATGCCTCCTCTGAACATGCTTCCCGTGGAAGCCGGGGCTTGCGAAGCCTGTTCATCCCCATCGGGCTCACCGGAGAACGGAGAGCGCTTCTGCGGGGCCTGCTGCTCCATCTGGCCCTCATCGCCTGAGTTGCCCGTCTCGGCGCCGTCCTGCGGCATCACCATCGCGTGATGGGCATGGTTCATGGCGTGCTGGCCGTGCATGCCGGCCGCGGCCTCGGTGACGAGCCGGTGTACGTGGTCAGGGTGCATCTTCGAGACGGCCGCTTTGTGGTCCATCGCAGGGACGCCTTTGGGGTCGCCGCCACTCTTTTTGTTCTCCCATTTATCGAGCTTCGCGCGCGCCTCGGACTTGATTCGATCAGCTTCGGCGGCAGAAATGTTGCCCGCGTGCTCAGAGTGCGTAGCACCGGAGATGGCCATTCTGGCGTGAGTCGGGTCCCCGACAGGAAACGAGCGATTGGGTCCTGCGAACTCCTTCGCCGGCATCGCCTTCCGGTCTGCTGCTGATAAAACGGCCATGGCTTACTTCCTCCCGATTTTTGCCGGTTTCCCGTACTCGCGCTCGCTGCTCTGGTCCTGCTCGTGGAGAGCAACAGCGAGAGCCTGGCGCTCGGCAGCCGCTTTCCCTTTTTTCTCTTCCTCGGCATGGTAGCGGGGTCCTGTCCGAAACTCTCGGATATTCGTTCCCACTTCGCCTTTGCCTGGAATCAGCGGCATGGACCCTCCGACGGTTGAAGAGTAACACAGGACCAAAAGGCTCACCTATGCAGAACTGACCGGCAAGGTGGGAGAAACGCAAGCGTTCTAGCCCACAGTGGAGGAAACGACAGGGACGGGGAAAGCGGAAGTCCAACACCAAATAAAATAGAATACTGTAATGCTCGACATTGGCTTCCGAATCCGATGGGTGC